CTCGTAGTGTTCTGACTCGTAGCTGACAACCCACGCGCTGCGATCCTCGCCGCTGGTCTTGTCTGTCAGCTTGCGCACCCAACTGTTCATTTCGTCAAGGTGGCACAGCAGGCCGCGAGGTCGGTCTGCCGCTTGGCGCACCAGCTTCTGACTCGTGATGTCGGACACCGTGATCTTCAGGGGCACGGGCTGCGGTGGCATCTCGGGCACCACTGGGGCTTGATCGGCACCCAGCAGGGCATCGGGCGAGGAGGACCATTCGAGGAAGCCCTTTTTGGCCGAAGCATATGCCGCTTCTTTGCCTTCCCAGTCCAGCAGGTCTTTGCCGTAGCGGGGTCGGTCCTCGGCTTCGATGTTCTTCAAGGGCGACAGCATGGGCCGCGATCCGGGTGACTTCTTGTCCGCTGGGTCGCCCAAAGTCATGAGCCACAGCACCGGGGGCACCTTGAACCCCGGCATGAGTTCCAGCCGAATGCGGGCGTCAATCACCCCGCAGACAGCGGCCAACCCAGCGAACAAAGGGACCAAAGGGTCACAGCCCACGCTTTCTGAAATCTCAGTGGATCGGGTTTTGAGGATGCTGGGCCACAGGGACAGGTCCATCTCGGGTGGCTTGGGCCGCAGGCCGTCAAGCACGTTGATCGGCTCCATGACCGGTGTCTCGACCTTGCTGAACAACTCGGACGCATCGGGTATAGGCCGCTGCCAGCCGTGCGACTTGGCGATGTGAAAAAGTGTCCCCAACTTGACAGCGGTGGCCTTGTCAGGCCGGAAGCTGACCCACTGTGTCAGGATTTCACGCTCCCCGGGGTACTTGGTCTGGGCCGTGGCGCTCCACTCGTTCCACAGCGACAGCGCCTGCTCAAGCTGATCGGTCTGGGTGCCTGCCCAGTGCAGCGCCATGCCGATGCCGACCCACTCGTCCCGGGTGCACTCAGCGGGGACCGCATCGAGTGCTTGTCTGATCTCCTCCCATGATGCGTCAATCGAGCCGTCCGTGGCGATGGTGCGCTCTTTGTCCTGCGCCAGCATCCCACTCCACAAGTCGAGCAGGGCTTGGGGGATGACGGGCATCCGGGTCCAGTGGCCGTGGCCCGCCCAGTGGTAGGGCTGGCGTGTCTCGGGGTGGATCGACGGGGGCAGCACGTCCTGCACCGTGAGGCCGCTGACCGTGGCGCAGCGCAACTCGTAAGCCGTGATGCCGCTGTGCATGATCTTTTTTGACGGCAGCGCCGCGCCGAAGGGCATCGCGTACAACAGCTTGCCGTGCCCGGGCTTGCCCGAGTTGATCACCACGGCGTCAGGCGCATCGTAGAGGGCTTGCAGGTCAATGCCATGCTCGGCCAGCAGGCTGGTAGTGACGGTCCAGTTGTCGATGTCAAGGGCCATCGTGCCGCTGTACGCATGGGCCAAGCCGATGCCGTAGCCCGGGGGCAGATCGCCTTGGGCCTTGAGGGCGTTCTGTTTGAGGTTCCAGCCCGGGGTGCGCGGCCCCTTGGTGTTGGCTGGGATGGGAACAAGTGACCAGCCGTGTCTGATGTAGGCATCAACAGACGCTGGATGTGATTGCACAGTCTGCGATGCTGTCATAGAATAATCCCGTTGGTGATTGCAGTTGCCGACACTTTGTTCATTTGAGCTTCTCCTTTAAAGCCTCGGTTTAACCACCGGGGCTTTTTCTTTTCCAAAAATAATTTCAAATCAGTTGCACGATAGTATCACAGTCGTGCTACACTGCGTCATCGGTCAAGGAAATTATTTATGACATCACCCAAATCCAAATCAGCGTTCATGACTGTCCGAGTGACAGACAAGACGCGCACCAAGTTTCATGAGAAAGCACGGAAGATCGGAACACCGAGCGAAGTGCACCGTGAAATCGTCGAGGCGTTTGTAGAAGACCGCCTCACAATTCAACCCCCTGTAAACCGTAACCCTCTGGAGAAACTCTATGTCACTCGAACTCAAGATTGAAGCCCTGACTGCCGCTGTCACTGCCCTGACTGCCCAACTGCAAGCTGGCAATGTAGCAGCACCCGCACCTGTTGCACCAGCACCAGCCCCTGTGGTACAAGCTGCACCTGCCCCAGTGGCCGCTGCTCCTGTTGCAGCACCTGCCCCGGCCATGCCAGCACCTCCCACATTCGTGGCCCCAGCGCCAGCACCTGCTCCCACAGGCGCACCGTTCTCTGACCCCAAAGGTCTGATCGACTATGTGATGGGTGCCTACAAAGCACTCGGCCCACAAAAGGGTGCCATGATCCAAGGCGTTTTGACTGGTCTGGGCTACCAAAACATCAACGATGTGAAGCCCGAGCACTATGCTGCGCTGCACACTGGCGTTGAAGCACTGAAATGAGCGATCACGCCAAGCTGTCCCCATCGAAGCGCAGCCGCTGGGCCTTGTGCCCCGGCAGCATTCGAGAGGAGGCCAAGTACCCTGACACCGGTAGCGGCCCCGCTGCTGCCGATGGTACCCACAGCCACACGCTGCTGGAGCACTGCATCAAGAACGGCTTGTCGGACCCAATGGATCAGGTGAGGGAAATCTTTACCGATCACGAGGGCACGTTCAAGGTGGACGCTGACCGCGCTGCCCGGGTCAAGTCGGCCATCGAATACATCCGTGAGCGTTCGATGAACGGCCTGTTCTCCGTGATCTCCGAGCAGAAGGTGGACCCTGAGTTTCTGCTGGGTCGCAAAGACCTGTCGGGCACCGTGGACTGCCAGATCATCGGCCCTGATTTCCTTGAGTTGATCGACTACAAGGACGGCATGGGTGTGGTGACCGCCGAGGGCAACATGCAGCTTGAGCAGTACGCCTATGGTGTGCTGGCTGGCTACAAGCTGCCCGTGAATGGGGCTTTCCCGTTCAGCCGGGTCATCATGACGATCGTCCAACCCAAGCTGGCGCTGAAAGGCATGAAGCCGATCACGTCACACGAGGTCACGGTCAAGTCACTGATGGACAACATCGGTACAATCGTTCTGCAAGCTGCTGCCACCGACAAACCGGATGCACCGCTTGTCCCGGGCGAAAGTCAATGTAAATTCTGCCGCGCCAAAGGCTCTTGCGCCGCGTTGGCAGGTAACGTAATGAAGGAGGTAGGAATCATGTTCCAGCCAGTCGTAACCGAAACGCTCGATGTCGCACAGCAAAGTGCCGATAAAGACCCGGCCCAGATGGACGATGCCCAGATTTGTCAGATCATGGAAGCCGCACCCCTGATGCGTCAACTCCTCGAAGCTGTGGAAAAAGAAGCCATGCGCCGCATGGAGTCAGGCATCTCGATCCCCGGCCTCAAGCTGGTCCACGGTCGCGGTTCTCGTGCTTGGGCTTTACCCGAGGAGGAGATGGCCGAGAAGCTGATCAAGATGGGCATCCCCAAGTCTGCTGTCTACGAAACCAAACTCGTCACCCCCGCCAAGGCTGAAAAGCTGACGTGGGAAAAGCGTGACGGCACCAAGGTGTCGCTGACCGAGCGTCAACTCAAACGCATGGATCAGGAGTACGTCAGCAAGCTGGCGGGCAAACTGACCGTGGCCCCCGAATCTGATGGCCGTCAGGCTGTCATCATGAATGCTGCACCGATGTTCAGTGCAGTAGAAGCAGCACCCGCTGCCGAATCCCTGCCCTCGTGGCTTTCTTAAACTGGAGTAAATGTAATGTCTGAAATCATCTTTTTGTCGAACGTCCGTCTGTCCTTTCCACATCTCGCCGAACCACAGCGCCAGATCAACGAGCAGACCGGCAAGGAACGCATCTCGTACAACTGCGAGTTCATCATGCCCCAAGAGCACCCCGGCTTTCAGCAGTTCATGGCCCGCTACGGTGCCTTGGCATTGGAAAAGTGGAAGGAACACGCTCAAGCTGTCATGGGTATGATCCAGCAGGATCGCAAGACCCGCTGCTTCGGTCGTGGCGAGGAGAAGGTCAACAAGAAGACCTTCCAGTCCTACGATGGCTACGCAGGCAACGTGTTCATCACCGCAGGACGCGACACCGCGCCTCAGATGATCCAAGCCGATGGTCAACCCATCGACCCAACCAACACGATGGCGTATCAGCAACTGGCCCGCAAGATGTATGGCGGTTGCCGTGTCAACGCTGCCGTCAAGCCTTGGCCTCAAGACAACAAGCATGGCCGTGGCATCCGCTGCGATTTGATCGCTGTTCAGTTTGCTGGTGATGACACACCGTTCGGTGAAGGTGCTGTTGACGCATCGGGCATGTTCGGCGCTGTGGCTGGCGCTCCCGCTGGCATGTTTGCCCCGGCTGCTGCGGCCCCTGCTGCTGCGATGCCTGCCGCACCGTTTGATGCACCTACGGGCCTGCCTTCGTTCTTCGGCCAGTAATTGAATCGGGGCCACTGCCTCTGGGGGTTCCCGGGGGACCGGCCAGTGGCCCCACCTACACGAGTAACCGTAATGAGTAACGACTATGTCTACGATGTGGAAACCTATCCCAACGTGTTCACGCTGGCAGTGGAACACGCAGAAGCACCTTTGCACTGGATGTTTGAGATCAGTGACCTACGCAACGACAGTCGTCAGATCGTTGAGTTCCTCCAGTTCCTCAAGGAAACCGACTCACGCATGGTCGGCTTTAACAACTTGGGGTTCGATTACCCTGTGATCCACACCCTGATCCGCATGGGTCAAAGTGATGCCAACACGCTGTACCAAAAGGCGATGGCGATCATCAACGCACAGGACGAAGATGGGGGCCGCTGGATGCACTCGGTCAAGCCCTCGGACCAGTTCGTCGCACAGATCGACCTGTTCAAGATTCACCACTTCGACAACCGCGCCCGCGCCACCAGCCTCAAGGTGCTGGAGTTCAACATGCGCAGCGACAGCATTGAAGACCTGCCGTTCCCGGTGGGCACCGTGCTGACCCGTGAGCAGATCGAAGTGCTCAAGCAGTACAACAAGCACGATGTGGCGCAGACCAAGGCGTTCTACTACCACACGCTTGACATGATCCACTTTCGTGAAGAACTGACGCGCAAATACGCCCGGGACTTCATGAACCACAACGACACCAAGATCGGCAAAGACTACTTCACCATGAAGCTGGAAGAAGCCGGTGTTGCTTGCTACGACTTCGGCCCGAATGGCCGCACACCCCGGCAGACCAAGCGCCCAGTGATCCACCTCAAGGACGCCATCTTGCCGTGGATCAACTTCGAGCACCCTGAATTTAACCGGGTGATGAACTGGCTCAAGGCTCAGACCATCACCGAAACCAAAGGGGTCTTCACGGACATCACAGCAACAGTCAATGGATTCACTTTTGTCTTTGGCCTTGGAGGAATCCACGGCTCCGTCGAGTCTGAAGTCATCGAGTCGGACGGTGAATACGTCATCGTGGACTTGGATGTCACTTCATACTATCCAAACTTGGCAATCACGAATGGGTTTCACCCGGCCCATCTCGGAAAAGAGTTTGTCAGCATCTACAAGCACCTGTTTGAGCAGCGCAAGTCATACCCCAAGAAGTCCGCAGAAAGCGCGATGTTGAAGCTGGCGCTGAACGGCGTCTACGGTGACAGCAACAACCAGTTCTCGATCTTCTACGACCCGCTGTTCACCATGTCGATCACGCTCAACGGCCAACTGCTGTTGTGCCTGCTGGCCGAGGGTCTGATGCACATCCCCGGTCTGCGCCTGATCCAAGTGAACACGGACGGCCTGACAGTGCGTGTGCCCCGGGCCAACAAGATGCTGGTCGATCTGGCCCGCGCTGCATGGCAGACGCGCACCGGGTTGAACCTTGAGGAAGCCGTCTACAAGGCCATGATGATCCGCGATGTCAACTCGTACATCGGCGTGTTTGAAGACGGCAGTACCAAGCGCAAAGGTGCCTATGAGTACAAGGTCGGCTGGCACCAGAACGCCGGTGGACTGGTGGTGCCCAAGGTGGCCGAAAAGGTGTTGGTTGACGGTGCACCGATCCGCGAGACAGTCGAGCAGTGGCCCGAGATCATGGACTTCATGTTGCGCACCAAGGTGCCCCGCAGCAGCCACCTCGCAATCGAGTGGGACGGCCAGCAGCCCCAGAAGATTCAGAACATCACGCGCTACTACATCGCCGAGGGTGGGGGGCGCTTGTTCAAGTACATGCCGCCTCTCAAGGGCAAGACCGAGTGGCGAAAGATTGGCGTTGAAAGTGGCTGGGGTGTGCAGGTCTGCAACGACATCAAGGATGCAGGCAAGCTGCCTGTCGATTTTGACTATTACATCAAGGAAGTGGAGAAACTATGTCTGGGTCTAGCATGAACATTTGCAACAAATGCGAAACAGTCGCGTACTGCTCAAAGAACGGGTGCATCCCTAAGATCAGTCAACCGCGCACTGTGCAATCAAAAGCGCGTGACATTCAGATCGGTGGCGATCACTACAAGAACATGGGTGTTGAGCCTTGGGATGTGGTTGACACATGGCCTATTGAGCAGCGCATCGGGTTTTACCGTGGCGGGGCGCTTAAGTACGTGATGCGTATGGGCACCAAAGACGAGAATGCCCAAGAGATTCGCAAGGGTGCTCACTACCTGCAAAAGCTGGCCGAAGTGCTGGAGCAGCGAGATGCTGAGATCAAACACGATCTTGATGCGGGGTGCCGAGGTGCTTGAGAAACAAATTGAAGCCAAGGTCTGCGACTACGCTCGTGACAAAAATGTGCTGGCCTACAAGTTCACCAGTCCTGCCCGCGCCGCTGTGCCTGATCGCATGTTTGTGCGGCCCGATGGTGTGATTTTTTTCATCGAGTTCAAGCGCGGGGGCCAGAAGCCCACCGATGCACAGGAACGTGAACATGACCGGCTACGCCGCCACAAGGTCAACGTGTTTGTGGTGGACAACGTGGACAGCGGCAAGATGGTCATTGACATGATGGTGGCCGGATGCTGACACCTGACCTGCTTCACGACTACCAGAAGAAGGCGGTCAACTTCCAGTCAACGCACCCCAACTCGATGCTGTGGCTGGACATGGGACTGGGCAAGACCGTGATCACACTGACCACGCTGGCCCACCTGATCCGCACCAGCTTTCTGCGCGGCGTGATCATCGTGGCACCCATTCGAGTCATCCGGCTGGTGTGGCGTCAAGAGGCTGCGAAATGGGAACACACCAAGCACCTCAAGTTCAGCATGGTGGCGGGCACCAAGGACCAGCGCACCCGCGCTTTGCTGCGCCCTGCTGACGTGTACATGATCAACTACGAGAACCTCGGCTGGCTGGCCGAGACACTCCAGACCTACTTCGTCAAGAAGGATCGTCCGATGCCATTCAATGGGATCATCTGGGACGAGATTAGCAAGATGAAAAACAGCGCCACGAACCGGGTCAAGGCGTTTCGCAAGATCGCGGACCAGTTCGAGTGGACCACGGGCCTCACCGGCACCCCGGCCAGCAACGGGTACAAAGACCTGCACGGTCAATTCCTCGTGGTTGACAAGGGCGAACGTCTGGGTACCAGCAAGACAGCGTTCCGCACTCGGTTCTACAAGAAAGCCGGACCCTACAAAGAAGTGCCCTACGAGGACACCGAAGACACCATCAAGAAGCTGATCGGTGACATCACGCTGGAGATGTCAGCCGAGGACTACAACCCGCTGCCTGACCTGATCGTCAACAACATCGAGATCGAGATGCCTGACGAGTTGCGGGCCAAATACGACAGGCTGGAAAAAGAGTTCTTCATGGTGCTGGACAGCGGCAAAGAGATCGAGGCGTTCAACCAAGCTGCCCTGACCAACAAGTGCTTGCAGTTCTCCAACGGGGCCATGTACCCCATCGCCGGGATGCCGCTGTGGGAGCCAGTGCATAACATGAAGCTGGACGCGCTGGAGGACATCATTGACGAGGCCCAAGGCTCACCGATCCTGTGTGCCTACTCGTACCGATCAGATGCAGCCCGCATCATGGAGAAGTTCAAAGACCTGCGGCCCATCAACCTGACTGAATGCAAGACCGAAGCATCGTTGACCAACGCCATGCACCGCTGGAAGACTGGCGACTGCCAACTCATGATCGGCCACCCGGCCAGCATGGGTCACGGCATCGACGGCTTGCAGAAGAACGGCCACATCCTCGTGTGGTATGGCCTCAACTGGTCGCTGGACCTGTACGAGCAGTTCAACGCCCGAGTGCGCCGCCAAGGCCAAGGTGCCCCGGTCATGTGCCACCGCATCCTGATGCAAGACACACTTGACCAAGCGCAGGCACTGGCACTCGATGGAAAAGCATCAACCCAAGCTGGGCTGCGAAACGCAGTCAAACAATATCGTCAATCCAAAGGAGTATGAACATGAGCACTGAAGCAATTGAACTCTGGCACAAACGTGCCCGCCCAGAACCCACCGCTGCCGACTTCAACGTGCAGCTTGGGTGCCACTTCGAGGAGATCGAGGAGATGATGCGATCCATCGACACCAGCGATGACGAACTGTGGCATGACGTGCGTTTGCAAGTGTTGACGCTGGCAAAGCTGCTCAAGATCAACGAACTCAAGGCCACCATCAATGACCGCAACGAGTTCCTTGACAGCATCGCCGATCAGGTGGTCACTGGCATCGGTGCGGCCCACTGTGCAGGCATGAAGGGCGCTGTGGCCTGTGATCGGGTGAACACAAGCAACTGGTCCAAGTTTGACCACAACGGCCAGCCCATTCGTGACACCAACGGCAAGATCAAAAAAGGTCCAAATTATCAGCCGCCAGTGCTTGACGGCCTCTACTGAAAGTGTGATACACTTGTGTCACATCAACCACTGGAGTAAATGTAATGGAGATAACTAAATGACAGAGCAACAAATAACCCAAGCCCGCGAAGATTTGGAACAGCTTGGGATTGAGCAATTGCGTTGTGGCGTGATGATTCAGCTACTCAAGATCGAGGCACTCACAAAAGAGCGTGACGCGCTGCAATTTCGCGTTAATCAGCAGGCTTCGATGGTCGAAAAGTGCATCGAAGAAATGAACCGGAATGCCGACATTGGTGCACAAGCTGGAAAAGAGCGTGACGCAGTCGCAGCGGCTGCAAAGATGGCACTTGATGCGCTTGGCGCGGCAACAACACCACTGGCTACAGATCGGCAAGAAGTGTTGCGAGCAATCGAAGCACTACGTGAGGCGGGTATGCAATGAAACCACGTATCAGAAAAGAAATGTCGGCACTCTACCGTCGCCCCATGTGGTTTTGCCGTGGGGCTGGTTGCCTTGGCGTAGCACACAATCCGGCGTTAGCCTACTGGGACTGGAAGTGGCGCGTCAACGAGAAAGCGAGGATGCAATGAGCCCACCTCCCCTACCCACACCAGACACGCACTGCTTTGACGATGACACAGGCGTGGAATGCTGGAGCCATTCACCAGC